TGTACCACCCGCGGACCGCGAGGTCGCCCCTGAGGTCCGCGGCGAAAGCGCCGCACCACACCCCATCCCAGAGGGAGCCGAAGCGCCGCACCTGTCGGAGGCCTTGGGATGTGAGCGGGTTGGCCCCGATGGCGTCGCACATGCCGGTGGTGCTCGTCGCGCCCAGTCCCGTGGGGATGATGACGCCGTTGGACAGGGTGAAGTCCTCGGCGTATCGCCATGAGTTGTCCGTGGTCTTGTCGCGTGGTGTGAATTCGCCGATTTTGGTGTAGTTCGTCGTCGAGGTCTTGCTTGCATTGGTGATGTCGAACACGCGGTAGATGTCGAGTCGGCCCTTGTCGTCGCTTTCCTTGACGGCGTTGACGATGAGGTCGGCGTCGCTCTCGTAGACGCCGTTGAATAGTTCGATGCCTTGCAGCCGGATGGGCTGGTGGTTTGCGGCGAACGCGGCGGATGGGCGGCCGTCGGTGCCGAGCAGTTTGTCGGTGGCCCCGGTCTTCCACGGCATGCTGCTGACGAAGCATGCGGTGGTCGTGGTGATGGCATCGCCGTCGAGGTTGAGGGCGGTGTTGTTGGCGTCGAGGTTGGTCTTGCTCAGGATGGTGCGCGCCCGGGCGGCGCTGTAGTTGCCGACGTTGTTGCGTTCCTTGTCGGTGCCGACATTGACGGTGCTGCCGATGTCGAAGCCGCTGGCGGCGCTGGTGGCGATGATGACGCGCTTGACGCCGGTTTCGGCATTGGTGACGGCGGTCTGCGGCGTGTACTGCCAGCAGCCGCCGAGCACGTCCGAGTTTTTGGTGGCGTATTTGAGCATGAGCATGAGCTGGACATAGAAGGTGTCGCCTTGGCAGCGGCCGGCGTATCCCTTGCCCTTCTTGAGCGCGTAGTCGATGGCCCGGTTCTGCGAGCCGAACTCGCGGTCAATCTCGACGCCGCTGACGGACAGCGGCCGCAGGCTTGAGTCGAGCGAGGCGGCGTATTTGGCGAACAGCAGGCAGGGGCGTTTCGAGCCGTCTGGCAACAGCACGCCGGGCAATGGTGTGTAGCCGTCGTATTGGGTGTCGCTGTAGAGGAATTCATTGTGGGTGCTCGTGGCTTCGAGCTTGTAGTATCCGGGGCATGTCATGACGTACACGTCGCCGTTCGACCCGTCGCGTCTGAAGCGGGTGTCGATGCCGTCGATGGCGGTGACGTGGGGCACGCCGTCGTCGCCGATGGTGGCGTTGACGTCCCACACGCGGAAGGCGTTCAGGGCGCTGTAGTCGTCGCGGCCGGCCTTGTCGTTGGTGCTGATCTCGATGGTCAGGTTGGCGTTGTCGCGGGTCTTCACGCCCGTTGGCGTGTTGCTGTACGTGTATTTGGGGAATTTCGCGCCGTACACCTTGCCGTCCTTGTGGGCGGTGAAGTAGGCGGCGAGGTTGCCGTATTCGCCCTTGGTGCTGTCGTACTCGAAGCGCACGACCTTGGCGGCGTTGGCGTGTACCTTGGCGATGAGCTGGGCGGTGTCGGCGAGGGTCATGACCTTCTGCGTGTTCGCCATGATGGCTCCTTCCTGTTTATCGGTTGATGATGTCGAGCGCCCAGTCGATGTCGGACTGGGTGAGCGGCGGGATCGTTTCGGCGTCGGACAATGCCGGCGCGATCACGGTGTCGTATTGGGCGTCTATGTCGGCTTGGGTCGCGAAGACCACGCCGATGGCCGCGCTGGCCGCGATCTTGGCCTTGCAGTCGTCGGAGAGCTGCCGGTATTCGATCACGCTGGTGCGTGCCGCGTTGGCGGCGTCCTTGGCCTCGCCGGCCGCGCTGACCGCGTTCTTGACGGCCTTGTTCGCGTCGTCGATGAGCTGTTCGAGGACGTTCATCTGATCCTGCGCGTCGGGTGCGGTCGCGTCGAACACGGCTCGTTCGACGATGCCGTGGAAGTTGCGCGAACAGGTCTTCGTGCCGTTGACGCTGACCTCGATGCCCATGAGGATCGCGCCGGCGTGCCGCAGCGCCTTGCGCGGCACGGCGACGCGGTACGTGGCCGTGGGGGTGCCGAACACTGCCGGCATGCTCACGCGGTCGCCCAGCCCGCTGCCGGGCGTGGTGTTGTATGCGAGCGCGACGGTGATGCCGGTGGTGTCGGTGATGGGGGTGCCGTTGTCGGTGAGTTCGACGGTGATGGTGCGGCCGTTGACGTCGCCGGCGTTGAGGCGTATGTCTGCGATGTACCCGTTGGCTAGGTCGAGTTGGATGGGTTCGCCTGTGGCTTCGCGGAAGCTGTCAAGCGTTGCCATTGTCGTCGTCCTTGTTGGATTGGTCGGTGAGTCGTTGGTTTTCCTTGGCGAGTATGTCGATCTGGGCTTGGAGTGCGGCGATTTGGACGGTGCTGTCGGCGATCATTTCGCGGAGTTTGCCGATCATGGCCGGGTAGAGGTTTTTGTTGTCCATCAGTCGTGGTCCTTTCCGTCGTTGGTTTGGGTGAGTGATTCGATGAATCGGTCGGTGGCGTCGTTGATGTCGTCGGCGTGGTCTGCGAGGAGGTTGCCGAGTTCCGTTGGTTCGATGCCGGCGGGCAGTGCGATGGTGGTCGGGGTGTCGGTTTCGTCTTCGGCGGATGGGTTGGTGGTTGCCGTGTCCGGTAGGAGCGGGAGGCCGAGTAGTCCGCGTGTTTTGTTGCGGCCGGCGGTGAGCTGATCGTCGGGTGTGTTGTCGGCGAGCGCTGTGGTGGTGTGAGCGTTGATGACGTTTTCGATGGCGTTGTAGGCGCTTGTCCATGCGGTTTCGCCGGTGTCGGGGTCGGGGTCTGGTTCGCCGTTGCTGCGGACGTGGAGGATGGCGGCTACGGCTTCGGTGTCGGTTTCGATGCCGAGGAGTATGCGCCATGACGCGATCGCGGCGAGCGGTATGGCGTCGTGGCGCATGTAGGGTGTGGGTGGGGTGGTGGCGATGGTCGTCATTCCGTCGGTGACTGCGGCTGGCGGGGTGGTGTCGGCAGTGGTGAGGGGTCGGTCTATGAGGAGGGTGGGTTGGCCGTTGATGGTGGTGATTTGCATGGTGTCTCCTATTTTTTGAGGAATCCGATGGTGTTGAGGTAGTAGTTTTTGGTGCCGTTGAATAGGTTGGTGTTGTCTACGTTGATGGAGAGGTTGGAGACGACGCCGGTGCTGGTGTTGTAGTTCCAGTGTGAGTTGACGTCGGTGACGACCTGCTTCGGCCCGGTGGATACCCATATGATCCATCCGCTTGCCGTGCAGTCGGATACGGTGCTCCATATCAGCGCCCAGTCGTCGCCTCGGTGGTCGACGGTGGCGAACGCCTTGTATGAGCCGTATTTCGCGGGATTGGAGGATGTGAGGGTGTATTGCGTGTATTTCATGGCTCCGATGTTTTGGCCTTCCCACCACGCGGTTTGGAAGGTGGAGCGCCCGCCGGAGAAGCCGCCGAGGAAGCCTCCCATGTACAGGTATCCGCTGTCGATGTCGGCTTGGATTCCGACCAGGCCATTGGGGTCTCGCGCTGCGAGCGTGGCGGTCGTGTCCCCGGTCTTGGGAGACCACAGACTTAGGTAGGCACGCCTACTGCTGGGATCGGTCGAGTCATAGTCCTTTTCTGCGGCGAGAAACACGGTGCCGACCTTGGTGGTGTTGTCGTCGGCCTTGCGTTCGCCGATTCTGGCGAACGCGCCGGGGTCGTGCTCCGCGCGCCGCCCGCCGTTGAACGTGAGCGCGCTGACTTCGCCCTCCTGCTGCGTGGTGGACTCGACCGCGATGTACGGGTGCTGGTACGAGCCGCTTCCGTGGTAGAACTGGATGCCTGCGCCTTCTAAGGAGTCCGTGCCGGAGATTTCGGTCTGTTTGAAACTCGGGCTGATTTGCACCCTGTTGCCGGTTCGGGCGGTTCGGAAGGTGCCGGTCAGGAGGTTGTCGGCACCGTCCCCGTCGAGGTGGACGGTTTCGTTGCCGTTGGCGTCGGTCATGACGAACTGGCCGGTGTCGAGGTTCCAGTAGGAGCGTTTGCCGGTGATGACGCCGGTCTTCATATAGGTGGCGTTGATGTACAGCAGTCCGTTGGACAGGTAGAGGCCTTGTTTTTGGCCGTTGTTGGTGAGCTTGTTGAAGATGTAGGTCTGGGTGAGTTCTCCTTCGAAGGTGTCCACGTAGCTGCGGGCGGCGGTCTCGTCGGTGCATTGCAGGCCGGTCCAGTACCAGTCGGCGTCGGATGCGGTGGCGGGGTTGCGATCGACCTGCATCCACAGGCGTGCGGTTTTGGCGTTGGATGGCACGGTGTAGCTGCCGGACACGTATGTCCAGCCGTTCGCGTCGGCGGCGGATTGGGCGATGGTCTGCCAGTGGTTGCCGTTGCCGGTGTCCGTCCAGTGGATGCCGAAGCTGCTGGTGACATTGCCGGCCTTGCGGTATGCCCAGCCGGACAGGCGGAACGTGTGGCCCCGGAACGTGTCGAGCGGCCATCCGAAGTACGTGTCTCGCACGTTGCCCAGGTGGATCGCGCTCGTGATGCCCTCGGGGTGTGTGGCGGGCATTGTCTTGGTGAGTTTGCTCGCGCCGAGCTTGTCGAGGTCGTGGTCGGGGTTGCCGTTCGGGTTGCGCACGAGGTTGCTGCCGTAGGCCATGATCGCCTCGGCGTAGGTCTTCGCGCCGGACAGGGCCGTGTCGGCCTTGGCGGTCGCGTCGCTTTTCGCGCTGTTGAGCGTGCTGGCTCCCACGCTGTCGGCGTAGGTCTTGGCGGCGGTCTGCGCGTCCGTGGCGAGTTTCTGGGCTTGGGTCTGGGTGGCGAGGCTGGACGCCTTGTTGCCGTTGATGGTCGAATTGGCGGACAGGCTGAATTCGCCGGTGTCCATATCCCAGAAGTTCAGGCCCTTTTTGTCGGTGAGACGGCCGGCCTTGACGAGCGCCGCATCCAGTACGCCGGTCTTCATATACGTGGCGTTCAGATACAGCAGTCCGCCGGACAGGTAGATGCCCTGCGTCTTGCCGTTGTTCGTCAAACGGTCGAAGATGCTGCGCTGGCCCAGAGATTCGTCGAGCGCGTCCACGTAGGCCTGCGCCGCCGCCTTCGCGGCCTCGCTGTCCGATTTGGACTGCGCCTTGGCTGCGGTCAGCGCATCCGAGGCCTTGGTCTCGGCGTACTTCCTCGCCTCCGCGAGCTTGGCCGTATCGGCCGCGTCGGCCTGACGCTTGGCCTCGGTGATCGCCGCCTGTTTCGCCGCGTCGGTGTACGAGTTCGCGTCGGACACCGCGCCGTCGGCATACTGCTGGACGGTCTTGCCGCCGATGGTGCTGCGGGCGGACAGGCTGAAATCGCCGGTGTCCATGTCCCAGTAGTTCAGGCCGGCGGCGTCGGAGAGACGGCCGGTGAACACGGTGTCGGCGAAGATGCCTTTGCCGTTGGCTAGCGCCCGGAAGTCCCAGTCCCCGTTCGGTTTTTTGTGGTCGGCGATGCGCCAGTAGCCGCCGCCGATGTGGATGCATTGGGTGGGGTTCTGGTCCTCGGGCTTGTCGTACACGTAGATGCCCTGGCCGGGTTTGAGGTACGTGTATCCGCCGGTGGCGTTCATGATCTGGTTGATCCGGTCGATGAGGTCCTTCATGTACGGGCCGGTGCCGCCGGCGGCGCTGTTCCATGCGCCGGAGTTGGATACGAGCTTGTCCAAGGCCTGCTGTTGGGCGGCCATGCGCTGCGTGTAGGATTGCCGGATGTTGCCGAGGGTGATCTTGGTTTCGGCGAGGCTGCCGGCCAGGTCTTCCTCGATCTGGAGGATGCGGCCTTCGAGGCGCAATGGTGTGGCGAAGCTGGTGTCGATGATCTGCACGCTGTCGCCTACGTCCGTGCCTTCCGGGTCGTATCCGGCTTGGCCGAGTGCGGTCACGTCGGCGGTGTAGGAGACGACGGGCGTGGTGCGGGTCTTGAGCGCCGCTTTGGTGAGGTTTAGGAGTTCCTTGGGGTCTTCGCAGTCGGGGAAGTCCACGCTTGCTTCGCTGTGGTGTTTGGTGCCGTCGGCTCCCACGATGCCCCAGTTGGCGAGCGCTTGGTCGTCTTGGATGTAGGGTTTGCCGTTGTTGACGTCGGCGAAGCTGATTTTGCGGCCGTAGCCGCCGGTGGGCTCGCCTTCCTCGTTGGTTTGTTCGATGCCTTTGCCCCAGCCGTAGAGGCGGGTGATGACGTCGCCGGCGTCGATGTCGCGTTTGATTTGGGTGAGGTCTTTGCCGTATTCGAAGCGTTTCGTGCTCGTGGTTTGGCCTCGGTGTTCGACGAGGTGGATGATGCGTTGGCCGATGCGGTTGCCGGTCGGGTCGGGCTGGTATTCGGTCTGGGCTTCGAGCCCGTAGGTGTCGGCGGTCTTCTGGACGGCTTCGAGTACGGTGCAGTGGTAGAAGGCGAGGTCGGCGATGCGGGTGCGGGTGCCGGTTTCGACGGTGCCGACCGTCCACCGGGTGCCTTCGAGGGCTTTGGCGAGGCAGGCTTTGGCGTTCGCGTTGCGGTTGCGTTTGTCCTCGATATAGGTGCGGGACAGTTCGGCGATGCTGCCGGTGCAGTAGGCGACGGTGACGGGCATGCCTGCGGCGCGGGCGGTCTGGGTGGACTGGCACAGGTATTCCGCCCATCGACCCGTGCTGTCCTTGAACACGATGCGTTCGTCCTTGTTGATCTCGCCGATGGTGGTGATATCAAGGGTGTCGGTGCCGTCGGTGGCGCGGGTGCGGATGGCTTTGATGGCGTAGGGCAGGTCGCCGAGCGGGTTGCCCCAGCGGTCGAAGATCATGTAACGCAAAACGTGTCTCCTAGATGAGCGTGAGCGGCCGGTACGCGAGGCTGGCGGCCGTGACGCCGGACGGGGTGATCGTGTTGGCTCCCGGCAGGAGCGGGAAGTAGTCGGATTCGAGGGTGGGTGTCATGAGGTTGCCGTTGACGCGCAGCTCGCGCGAGTCCGGCGCAGTATCGATGGTGATGCGCCCGGTGATCGCGGTGGCGGATGCGAGAGTGAGCTTGTGGCCGTGCGCGTCCCGTATGGCGATGGTCTTGGCTCCGCTGGCTGGGGTGAGCGCCCATGCGGGCCAGCATGGCCGGTTGCCTTTGACATGGATCGCGTTCGCGCCCGTTTTGAGCGTGACGGTGCGGCTGCGGCCGATGAGATAAGGGGCGGCGGCGATGCTCACGGTGACGAGCGTGGCGACCTGCCGGGGGCCGGCCCACTTGTCCTCCCACGCGGAAAGGCTCATGCGGCCCCGGTATTCGCCGGGCAATCCCCGCCATGAGAGTGAGACGATGGTGCCGGCCAGGGCCGCGAGCTGCGTCTTGGCGGCGAGGATGTCGTCTTCTCCGCCGATCGCGTACAGGCTGAGCGTGATGGCGCGGTCGCCCATGTACGCGGCCCCCGAGGGGTCGGTGAGGGTCAGGTCGAGCCGGCCGTCGCGGCCGGGCATGTCCTGCACGCTCACCATGGGTTCGGCGTTGCCGATGGTCACGCCGTCGGAGGTCAGGGAGAGCATCATGCGCTCCAGCGGCGTGCCGTTGAGCGTGGGGTCTTCGACATGCGGCAGGCGCATGCGTCGCTGGTAGAGCATGATGCTGCCCCCCTTCCTGTTATCGGCCGAGTCGGGCCATGTTGTCGAGTTCGTAGCTCATTGGCTTGGCGAGCTTGCCGGCCATGACCTCGCCGCCGCGATCGGACAGGTTGAGCGTGATGCCGGCGGATAGTGCCATGTCGATCGCGTCGATGATGTCCTGTTTGGTCGCGGAGTCGGCCGAACGGTCGTCCATCGTGTACGCGATCCGTCCGCCGTTGACGGTGCCGTGGTATGCGAGCGGGGTTTCGAGCCGGCTGGTGTCGGTCTTCAGGCTCACGGTGGGGATCATGTCGGTCAGTCCGTCGATGCTGTCGGCGACGAGGCCGCTGGCCTTGTCGATGCCTTGGGCCATGCCGGCAGGTATCCATTTGCCGACCTCGTCCCTGAAGATGCGTGACGGGCTGTGGATGCCGAGCACGCCCTTGGCCCAGCCGACGAGGCTGCTGCCGAGGTTGCTGATGGTGTTCCTGACCCACTGGAACGCGCCGCCGATGCCGTTGATGAGGCCGCTGATGATCTGACGGCCCGTGTCGTACAGCCATCCGCCGGCCCCGCTGACCGCGCCGAGCACGGTGTCGCGGATGCGGCCGACGGTGTTCGACACGGATTGGATGCCGTTGGACACGGCCGATGTGATCCCGTGCCAGATGTTTCCAAGGAACGAGCTGACGCTGTTCCATACGCTCGTCCATACGCCGCTGATGGCGTTCAGGACGGTCGAGATGGTGTTGCGCACATTCTGGATGTATGTGGACACCACGCCGCTGATGGCGTTCCAGATGGTGGATGCGACGGACTTGACCGCGTTCCAGACGCTCGTCCATACGCCGCTGATGGCGTTGAGGACGTTGCCGATCGTGTTCCTGATGCCGTTGATGATCGGCGTGAAGAACGCGACGATCTTGTTCCAGACATCCGTGAAGAACTGGCTTACGGCCGTCCATACGCTCGTCCAGATGCTTTTGATTCCGTCGAGGATGTTCGACAGGAACGCTTTGATGCCGTCCCATGTGGTCGTGAAGAACGATTTGATCGCGTCCCATGCGCCCTGCCAGTCGCCCTTGAGCAGGTCGAGGAACACGACGATGATGGTGCGGATCGCGTTCACGACGGTCGAGATGTAGCCGCGTATCAGCGTGAAGATCGTGTTGACGACGTTGTAGATCGCCGTCCATACGGTGCTCCATACGGTGTTCGTGCTGTTCATCTGCTGGGTGATGAACGAGAGTATCCAGCCGAACACGGTGTCGATGCCGTTCTGGATCGCCTGCAACGGGGCGACGATGAGCGCGCCGATCACGGTGAACACGTTGATGATGAAGTCCCGGACGCTGGTGAAGATCGTCGTGGCGGTCGTGCTGATGCCGGTCCACACGCCGGACAGGAACGTGGTGATCGACGTCCATGCGCCGGTGACGCCGCCGCCGATCGTCTGCCATAGGCTCGTGAAGAAGCCGGCGATGCCGTTCCATGCGGATTGCACGCCGCCGGTGATCGTCGCCCATAGGTTGGCAAGGAATTCGCCGAGCCCGTTCCATATCGCCTTAGCGCCCTCCACGAGCGCGGCCCATGTCTCGGACAGCCATGAGGTGAACGCGGCCCATGCCTTGCGGCCGACCTCGGTCTGGGTGAAGAACCAGACGAGCGCGGCGACCACCGTGGCGAAGATCGTGACCCAGAAGCCGGCGGGATTCGCCTTGAGGACGGCGTTGAAGGCCCGTTGGATGGCGGTGCCGGCGCTCGTCACGGCGTTCCATGCGAGTTGCGCGTTCTGCGCGATCTTGGTGGATGCGGCTATCTTCTGGATGCGGCCGGAGATGCCGCCTATGCCGTTGACGAGGTCGGTGACGCCGTTGGCGGCGTTCTTGACCTTCACGGCGGCGTTGAAGATGCCGTCGAGCCCGCCGGCGACAGCCGTGATGCCCGCCGTGGCTGTTTTGAAGCCGAGGAACGCGGTGACGGCCGGTATGAGCACGGGCGCGAGCTTGCCGGCGTTGCCGACGATGAGGTTCAACGTGTCGGCGATGAGTTTTATGGCGGTCGCGACCCCGTCGGGCGGCATGAGTTTCACCCAGTCGACGACCATGTTGACGACGCCCATGATCGCGTTCCTGATGGTGTCCCACGCGGATTTGAACGCGGTGATCGCGCCGTTTTCCTCCAGTTTGGAGTAGAGGCGCTGGAACCAGCCGATGAGCCCTTCGATGCCTGCCTGGACGACGGGCACGGCGTTGGTGACTCCGTCTGCGATCCAGCTCATGCCGCCGGTGATGGCGGGTTTGACGCTGTCGAGCACGCTCGCGCCGAGCTTGACGAACGCGGCTTCGAGGTTGCCGGTGGCTCCCTCGATGGTGCTGGCGCTGGTGGCCGCTTCCACGGCGGCGTCGGTGAAGCCCAGGGACATGATCGCGTCGTTGAATTCCTGCGCGGTGATCTGCCCGTCGGCCATGGCGTCGCGGAAGTTGCCGGTGTAGGCTCCGGCTTCCTTGAGGGCCTGTTGGATTTTGCCGCTCGCGCCGGGGATCGCGTCAGAGAGCTGGTTCCAGTTCTCGGTCGTGAGTTTTCCTTGGCCGGCGGTCTGGGTCAATACCATCGCGACGCTTTTGAACGTGTCGGCCGAGCCGCCGGCGACGGCGTTGAGGTTGCCTGCGGCTTCGGCGAGGCGGTCGTAGTTGGGCACGCCGTTGGCGGCGAGCTGGGCGGTGGTGTTGCGGATGTCGTTGAGGTCGTAGACGGTCTTGTCGGCGTAGTCCTGCGTGCTGGCGGTGAGTCGTTTGATCTGCTTCTCGCTGACGCCGGCGAAGTTCAGGGTGCTGGCGAACTTCTGGGCGCTGTCGGAGGCGCTGGTGATCTCGCCGGACAGGCCCATGAACGCTTCGATGGCCTTGCCCGCGACGCTTTGCGCGATGCCGGTGATGACGCCGAGTTTCGCGCCGAAGCCGCCGGCGAAGCCGTTGCCGGCTTTGATGCCGGCGGTGTTGCCGGCGGTTTCCGATGCGCTGCCGAACGCCGATTCGATGGCCTTGCCGACGCCCTTCATGCTGGGCACGACCTGCACGAACGCGGTGGCGATCTCGATTGCCATGCTATGCCTCCCTGATGGTGGTGCGCGGTGCGGCCAGGTATGCGGCCAGTTGTTCGTCGTCCATCGCCACGGCCTCGCCGCCCGTGGCTTCGTGCCGGACGGTGCCGGGGCGTTGGAGCTGTCCGCGCCAGCGCGCGCCCTTGCGTGAGGCCTCCTTGGTTTTCGTCCAGGCGAGGAACGCGAGGCTGTCGCGGATGTCGGCGAGGAGGTAGGTCTGGTCGTCCCATGCGAGGCGCGGGTCGAGTTTTTGCCAGACGATGGCCTGACGGGGCAGGTTGGCGGCCAGTGCGGCCGCACGGTTGGCGGGCAGTTCGCCCGTCCAGATGAGGTCGGGGTTGAGCCCATAGAAACGCTGGAAGTCCGCTTCGAGCGCGTCGGGCGCTGTGGCGAGCATTCCTATGAGCGTCAGGAGTTTGGGGCGACCTGTTCGAGGAGTTGGGCGATGAAGTCGCTGACCTTGTCGATGCTCACGCGGCCGGTGTCGGGGTCGCGCAATGCGTCCTTCATCGCCGTGTACTGGTCGCCGCACAGCTTCTTGAGGAAGGGGACGATGGCGAACGCGCCGGAGCCGTCTCCGGTCTGGGCGGTCTGGAGGTCGTAGAGGTATTCGACCATGTCGAGGTCGTTGAAGATCGCGGGGCCGACGGTGACGGTGACGCCCATGACCTCGACGGTCTTGGGCTGGTTTTTCGGGGTCTTGTGGTCCTGCGGCTGCTTGGCTGCCATATGCGTGTCCTTTCAAAGTGTCAAAGGTGCGCCCGCCGGACGGCGGGCGCGGGGTGGGATCACTTGCTGAGCGAGGCGGTGGCGACGTTGGCGATGTATTCGACGCTGGTGGCTCCGTTGATGAGGTCGCTCGGGTTGGCGCTCATGGTCACGCCGTAGCCGATGGCGTCGCCGGCGCTGTAGGTGGTGTCGTCGAATTCGGTGATGGTGCCGTCGGCGACGACGATGCGCTTGACTCGGTTGCCGGTCATGGCGATCTCGAACACGAGCACGAGGCTTTCGCCGGACGGGATGGCGTGGTAGACGGTGAGCTTGTCTGCGGTGCCGGTGACGTTCGCGGTGCCGAAGCGCAGTTTGAGGCTGGCTTCGTTGGTTTCGATCATGTTGAACTGCCATGTCTCGCCGTAGCCGCTGATCTCGGACAGCACCTTGATGCCGCCCATCTCGTTGATGTCGGTGGTGTCGGTGTCGGTGGCGTTGGTGACGCCGTCCTCCGACAGGTAGCCGACGCAGGTGTAGGCTGCCGGCAGTGCGGTGGTCGCGTCGGTGGGCAGGGCGGTGCCGGCGGGCGCGTAGTAGAGGCAGCCGGTCTTCTTGGGCTTGCCTAGGCTGACGTTTTTCTTGTTGTTGTGGTTGGTTTCGGCCATGATGGTGCCTTTCGGATGGTGCGGCGTCGCCTTATTGGGTGGCGGCGTCGAGCTGGATGGTGATCTGGTATCGGGGCTGCGGCGGCGGGCCGGGGTCGGGGAAGTCGATGACGCTTTCCACGCCGACGGCGGCGATGGGGTCGAGCAGGTCGAGGTCGAGCAGTCGAGGCAGCAGCGTGCCGGTGGCGAGCTGGCTTGCCTGCCATCGGCTTTCCGCCCATACCTGCACGGCGAGGATGGGGTGGCTGCTGTATTCGAGTTCGCTGCCGCCGACCCGTTCGATGGTGACGAGCCGCTTGGGCCGGTCGGCGGGCACTTCGAGGTATGCGGTCAGGCCGTCGCCGGCGGGGTCGGCGTCGATCCAGTCCTTGACCGTTTTTTCGAGGTTGAGGCTCATCGCCGTTTCACCGCCTTGAGCAGCGTGTTGTGCTTCGCGTTGTCCTCCATCGCCTTCACGTTGCCTTCGGAGCCGTGCCCGGTCGTGGCGAGCGCGACGCTGCCTTTGGGGGTGCTGACATGGGTTGCGGCCTCGTAGGTCGCGCCTTCGACCTGTGCCATGCTGTTGGCACGGGCGGCGATGAGCGCGGCCTGCTGGTCGATGGCATGCTGGATGGGTGCGGATTGGCGTACCGCGCGGAAGCCGGCGAGGTTGAGTTTTACCTTTGCCATGCGTTGCTCTCCTAGCCTCTGGTGTCGGCGAGTTCGACGGTGAGGTTCCATCGGGTCGGGGTGATGCCGCCCGTGTAGGGGCGGGGGTCTCCGATCACGGTGTATTCGACGCCGTCGATGACCGCCTTGGCCCCGCGCAGGCTCCGGTAGGGCCATGCGCGGGGCATGTGGATGGTTTTCGCGGCTTGGATGCCGTCGGGGCGGATGCCGTCGGTGAGGTTCGATTGGCCGCCGTCCTGGATGAGCACGTCGTCCACCTGTTCCTCGCGGGTGTTCCAGATGATGCCGCCGCCGGGGTCTTCGCCTGTTTTGGTGCGGTGGATGAGGGTGATGGTCTCGCCTCTCATGCCGCGCCTCCTGCGAGGTCGTATGCCCATGCCTCGCCGTCGCCGCCCAACGCTTCCTTCTCGCTCGTGGTGAGGTAGAGGTCGCCGGCGGGGTTGGCGTAGCTCAGGCTTTCGCTGTAGCTGCCGGCGGTCTGGGTGGACTGGGTCACGCCCGACATGTCGGGGCCGGCCTGCATGGCTCGTTTGACGGCCATGCAGGCGATGCGCTTCAACGTGGCGGGCTTGGCGTTGGCCCATTGGGGGCAGGTGGTGCGGATCAGGTCGCTCGCGTCCTGCAGCAGCGTCTCGGCGCGGGTTCGTTCGTCGCCGGTGAGCGCGTGCCATCGGGCTTCGAGGTCGCCGACCTGCGCGAACGGCTTCTCGTCGTCCGTTTCGTCCTCTCCCCCGCCGTCTTGCGTCACGGTTGTGCCGTCGGACAGGTTGAGCGGGGTGCTGGGGTATCCGTCCATGCGGGGTCTCCTTAGGCGAGGATGCCGGCGGCCTTGAGCTTGGTCAGCGTGGCGTTGACCTTCGCGATGATGGCCGCCGAGTCGGCGGATGCGGCGAGCTGCGCTTCGGCCGCCTGCTGGAGCACGCCGCCGCGCGCGCTGGCGGTCGGCGCGGGCGGCGTGAACGTAGACGGCTTGCCGGTGATGGCCGACCATGCGATGGTGGCGACGCCTTCGGCGAACGGGGTGCCGTCGGGCTTTACCAGACGCACGGGAATGGACAGGCCGGTCTCGTCGGCCTCGTCGTGTTCCTGTACTACGAGCGTCTGGGTGAGCGGCGCGGCCATCACTTGGCCGCCCTGCCGGTGGCGGACGGCTTCTTGAGCACGGCGATGCCCTTGGGGTCGAGGATCGCGTAGCTGTACATGGCCTCGGTGCGGTAGGCGATCTGGTTGACGCCCTTGAGGTCCTTGCCGGTGTTGTCGGGGTCGCTGTATTCGATGATCTCGCTCCAGATGTCGCGCACCATGCCCCACTTGATGAGGCGGAAGTCGCCGAGGAAGGCGAGGATGCCGGTCGCAGGGGTGATGAGGCGGCCGTTGACCGTGCCGGACGTGGCGGCGGGGATGCCGTCGAGGTTGCCGACCTGGAGGTTGATCGGGATTTCCGGGTAGAAGCGCTGGCCGGTGGAGGGCACGCGAATCTTGCGCAGCTCGTTCGCCATGGTCTTGGACATGGCGATGCCGTTGATGTCGTACTCGTCGCTGACGGCCTCGGCGAGGCTGTCGATGTCGGCGACGCGGTCGTCGGTGGCCGTCACGCCGACCGCGGTTTTGGCGAGCGCGTTGAAGCCGTCGAGGGTCGTCTTCTTCTTGGGGTCGAAGGCGTGGTAGATGACGTAGTCGAGGACGCGGCCCATTGCGGCGGCCTGGTCTGCCAGAATCTTGCTGGTGATCTCCAGTTTGGCGTCGTCGTCGGCCCACTGGAGCTCGTTGCTGAGGCGGGTGGTGGTCTGCACCTTGAAGCGTTTGCCGACGACCGGGGTGAGGGTTTCCTCGTAGCTGGACTTCTGCGCGCCTTCGGCGACGACCTCGGCTTCGGAATTGCCGGTGAAGACCATGTAGTCCTTGTCGAGGAAGAGCTGGGGTTCGCTCGGGGACAGTGCGGCGATGGTGCTGGTGTCCTTGGCGCGCTTGGTGATGACGGTGGCTACTTCCTTGGGGAGCAGCACCTTGCTGGTATCGAGTGCCATGATGATGGTTTCCTTTCAGATGAGGGGTGAGGAGGTGTTGGCCGGTTAGAGGCCGAGGTTGCGCAGGTAGTTGACCATGCTCTCGTTCGGGCCTTTGCCGGACGGCTGGCGGTCAGCGCCGTGCACGGCCGGGGCCTTGGGTTTGGGGTTGAGCAGCTCGTGGATGCGCTTGGCGTGCGATTGCATGGCTTCGAGGCTGTCGCCTTCGATCACGTCGGCGGGTACGCCGGTCTCGGCCGACACCTGCGCCTTCCAGTCGGCCTGCTGTTCCTTGGCCTTGTAGGCGGCTACCTGCGCTTCGAGTTCCTGCGTGCGCTTGGCGGCCTTCTCGGTTTCGCTCATTTGGGATTCCTTGAGCTTTTCCAGCTCGTCGGCGGCGGCCTTGTTGGCCTTCGCTTTCTTTTCCCAGTCGCGCGAGTGGCCGAGCGCTTCCTTGTATTTGGCTTCCCAGTCGATCGGATCGCCGGCGTTCTCCGTGCCGGCCGATGCCGGCGGTTGCCCGGTGCCGCCGGTGGACTCGCCGCCTTCCGGCGGGGCCGCGACGAATCGGATGTGATGGGGTGTGGGGGTGAGGAACATGGTTGTTCTCCTTGTGGTTGAGCCCTTTCCGGGCATTAAAAAAGCCGCCCGTGCGGGTGGCTGAAAATCTGTTAGACTGGAATTGTCTTGGCTTCTCTACCTCGAACCCGTTATTGGCTCTGGGAGTGAGAAGCCGTTTCCGTATCGCGTTCGACCCTGACGATGTTCCCGTCGTAGTCGATGAGCAGAACGTAGTCGAGACGTCTGCGTCGAAGCGATGACCGTATGTAGTCTTTGCAGGCTTCGGCGTCCAGTTCCGTTCTTTCCTTTTGCAGATGAATGACTGCGGCGTCTCCTTGGCGGGCTGCGGATCGGAGAAGCTGGTCTATGGTGTTTTTGCCGTGTCCTTCCGGCGCTTTGAAGTCCACTCGTTTACCGTTGATGATGGCGTCTGATGTCTTCACGCCTTGTTTGTCGCTTCTTTCGCGCACTGTCACGGCAAACCCGTTGTCTTTGAGGGCGTCGAGCGTTTTGCGTTCGTGCTTCTGAAGTTCGGACCACGCCCTTGCGCTTTCCACGGAGGGTTCCGGCGTGGTGCCGTCGTACAGCCATCGACGGTCGCGCTGGCTCATTTCCTCGGTGATGCGATGCGTCGTCCACAGGTTGTAGTCGTCTATCTCGTCTTCGTCTTTACCTGCGTCCTTCATACGGGCGACGTATTTTCCATATTCGTCGCGATTGAGCATGCCGGCGATCGTCTTGCGGCATTGCAGGTATCGGGCTTTCATGCCTTCCGGGTCGTAGCCTTTGACGTGGGCTTCTCCCCAACTGGATACGATGCGGCAGTCGTCGTTCTTGTGATATCGATTGTCCCGTCCGCCGGCCTTTTCCTCGCTCCAGTAGACGAAGCCTCGCGAGGCCATGAGGATGCAGAACGCGCAGGTCGGACCGACCGGAACGCGGGCGTAGCGCGGTTGCGAGGGATCGTGCTCGCCGTTGAATTTGGCCGTGAGTCGTGCTGTGACGCCCACGATGTCGGCGGCGAGGTTCATCCATTCGTCTTGTCCGTATCCGTCGGTCTTCATGGCCCATAGGTCGTCCATCGTCAGCCCAGCGCGACTGTGGTGGTTGATGACGTCCACGAATTTGAGTCCGACGTGGTCGGTGCTGTTGTATCCTCCGACGATCTGCCAGAAGGCGCGATCCGCGCTCACTCGGGATGGCGTGTAGGCCGGCAGGTCGACGCCGGCGGCTTCTGCCCATGCGGAGCGCACCGCGTCATAGTAGTCGTTGGCGACTTGGTTGGCGCGATCCGCGTAGGTCTCGAACACTTCCGTGCGAAGGTAGTGCAGCGGGTCTTCAAAATTGTCCCACGCAACTCCGGCCGCGAGCTGCTTGGCCTCAAGGGACAGGTCGGCGAGCGCGTCCTGATAGTCGTCCCAGAGGTCGTCAAGATGGGTTTGGAATGCTTGGCGCTGCTGTGGAGTGAGGTTGTTCAGCGGCAGGTTGGCCGGTTTGCTGCTCATTGGCTTCGGCCTCCTTGCCGTCGGTCTTGGCGATCGTCAGTTTGGCCCTGAGCTCGTCGATGGATTGCTGCGTGCGCTGCTGGCGTTCGTAGGCCCGGTGGGCCTTGATTTCGTCCCATGTCAGGCCGGCGCGGGTGAGTCCCACGTCGCTGTCGGCGAGGTCGGGGTTGGTGGATGCGACCTTCTGGTACCAGTCTGCGCGGGCGGCGTCGCTGGTTTCCTTGACCGGTGCCCAGATGGGGCGCAGTTCGCGCAATGCGTCGGGGTCTGCGCCCTGATAGGCCAGTGCGATGCTCATGGCTTCCTTCAACGCGCGGCCGAAGCGTTTGTTTTGCCGGTCGGCGGTGCGGGACAGTTTGCGTTCGGCTTCGGCCATGGCTTCGGCGCTGGCGGGGTTGTCCATGGTGATGCCGAGGTCGTTGACGGGGATGTCGGTTTCGGAGCTGACCATGAGGGCGATGGTGCGCAGCATGTCGGCGTGCGGGGTCATGGATGCCTGCTGGAGCTGCTGCATGGTGGGTTTGTCGCCGTTCTTGTTGGCGGGCATGCCGTTCATGACGCTCACGATGCTGCTCCATGTGTCGTCGGTGAACTTCTTCGACGCTCCGATGAACCACACGCGGGGGGCTGCGTAGAATTCGGCGGTGGCCTCCATGCGCACCATGGTTCGCAGGCCGAAGTCGGTCAGGTTCATGAGCGTGCGGGTGATGCGGCTGTTGCCCAGCGGATGGTAGGACTGGGCGTCGTTGACGAGGGGCACGACGCTTGGCCGGTCGAGGTGGGTTTCGATCGTCCGCGCCGTCCACTGGCCTTCGCTGTCGTCGATTTCGTAGACCTTGCCGGGCAGCCATGCGGTGAATGCGGTGATGCGCCCGGTTCTGTCGTCCTTGTCGGTGATGGTCAAGGCCGAGCCGAGGCGGCGGCGGCGGCGGTCCCAGATGCCGGCGCTCCAGTCGGCCGAGCGGGGCAGCATGAGGATGCGGCCGGGTTCGTCGGGGTCTTCGTACACGGTGATGAAGCTGCATCCGTGGATGTAGGCGCTGGTGATCGCCTCGGAGACGTCGGTGTCCCATGCGTTGTCGTCCACGAGTTCGTCCACCTGCGCCTGCAGCGGGTCGGGCGCGTCGAAGCCCTCGAACACGTTGAGGTCGGCGAGCGCTCGGACTGCTTTGTTGGGCCATCCGATCATCGGTTTGGCGAGGGCGCGCATTTGTTTGGGGATGCTGTAGGCGACGCCGTTGTATCGGTATCGGGCTTGGTAGTATTCGGCTCTCAGCATGTTGCGTGCGTAGTGGTCGCGCCATGTTGTGAGGAGTTTTTGGATGGTGGGCATGTCGTCGTCTTCGACGCCTTTGATGCGGGTGATGTTGGCGGATTGGACGGCGAGGTAGGCGTCTTGGGTGGCGTGGTTGGTGATGGCGAGGCCGTTGTGGTCGGTGGCGGGCATTAGAACCATGTCTCCGTTTCTTGGGTGGGGTCTCTTCTGGTGGTCATGGCCCCGTGGAGGGCGAGGGTGACGGCGTTGAGTGGGCTGATGTCGGTGTCGTCGTCGGGTCGGTTCCATCCGAAGAGGCCGTTTTTGCCGATGGGGCGTGTGGTGGCTTTGTTGGCGGCTTGCCAGAGTGGTTGTTGGCCGTCTTCGGGCAGGTGGGTGAGGGTGCCGTCTCTGAGCATGTCCTGGAGGCGTCCGCAGGCGCGGCCCATGTCGGTGGCGGCGGTGACGGTGACGGTGACGCCGGCCTGGGCGAGGTCGGGCAGGAGCGCGGTGGCGGGGCTTTGCCCGTCGATGACGAGCGCGGCGGTTTGTTCCCAGACCTTGTCGATGAGGTTGACGGCCCACATGGTGCCGTCGTGGTTGGTGTCCCTGTATTCGGCGAGTTCGATGTGGGCGGTGTTGTCGTCGTATCGCATGCATGCGCCGATGGTCAGGCGTGTGCGTTGGGGGTTCATGTCGATGCCGAAGCTCATGACGCCGCCGGGGCGGCGGCGCTCGATGGTGGCTTCCTCCCATTGGCGGCGGTCGATGGCTTGGCTGAGGGCGTGTTCGTCCCAGATGCCGAGGGCTTCGCGCCGGAAGTCGTCGCCGGTGAGGTTTTCCCACAGGTTGGCGATGGATTCGTCGCTGGTGTGGGACGGGTAGCTGGGGTTGGCTTTCCTCCATTGGTCGCGGTCGAGGGGGTCGGCGTCGCGGTCTGCGGTGAATTCGACGTAGAGGGTGCTGTGGGTGCGGCCGGCGCGCGCTTTGTCCCTCAGGCGGGTGAACGCTTCGCCGTTGTCCCTTGGCCCGGGCGGGGTGCCCATGTAGATGGTCTGGGGGTTCCAGGCGCGGTTCTGGGTCGGCAGCATCGACGCCATCGCCGAGTCGGACAGGTGCTGGGCCTCGTCGATGACGAGCAGGGCGATCTTCTTGACGCCGCGCAATGCGCCGCGTTCTCGCGCGCGGAAGAAGATGCGCGACCCGTTGCGGAAGCGTATTTCCTCCTTGCCGGCGGCCAGGGATATGCCGTGGTCGGGGTCAACGAGACCGCTCATTTCCGGGCGCAGGACGATCGCGCACAGGCTTTCGAACGTGTCCTTGATGACGCTGAAGTGCTGGGCCGTCCACACGATGCGCATGCCGGGGGTTCGGGCGGCGCGGTGTATCGCGATCCAGCCGATGTCGTAGGTCTTGCCGGTCTGGCGCGGGATCGACAGCACCGTGTTGCGGGCGCTCCAGAAGCCGTCGGCGCTTTTCGCGAGGATGATCCGGTTGATCTGCCGCTGCCAGACGTCGAACCGGTCGCCCGCCGCTGCGGCGAGCCTGTTGAGGCTCGGCTCTCCGCTGGTGTACAAATCGTCGGGGATGATCTGGCAGCTCGCCCCGTCAATCCTCGTGTTCATCCAATCGTTCGTCCTCCGTGTCCAGGGCCTGCATGGCCGGATCGTGCCCGTTCGACGCCTTGTCGATCGCCTCGATCTCGGCGCTCATGTCCGCGAGCCGTTTCGTCAATGACGCGAGGTCGCGTGAGCTTATCGACCCTTCGTCGAGCTTTTCGGCGATCAGGTTGCGCATCGCCACCAGGAGGCGGCGGCGATCCCCGGAAGCGGCGGCGTTGCTGACCCTATGGGACTTCGACGCGCTCTTCGAGCGAGGGGTTTTCGACGTTCTGGACACCAAGACGGCCTCCGTTCGAGTGTGGAAAAAAGCCCGGGGGAAAAACGGCGCTTTGCCCGTGGTCGCCCCGGCGGGGCCGGGTGGGGTCTACTCCCCACCCCCGAACCAGTCCGAGCATCGGATCGGCCCGGCCGAGACCGGCGCGATGCGCTGCGGGGCTTTGCCCTGGGCGATGAGCTGGGCGACGCGCTCGCGCGCCCATGCCAGACTGTGCGTGCCTTTGATGGCGTTGCACCATCGGTGCGCGGGCCCGCTGTTGTCGTGCGTGAGCGTGCCGCCGCGCGCCAGGGCGATGGTCTCGTCCACGACGAAGCTGTATGGATGCGGTGCCTTGAGCTCGTAGTCGATGGGCCGATGGCAGATGTAGCAGTCGGCCCGCATGTGCCGCCACCGCTCGCGCTCGCGCCGGCGGCGATAGCCATTGCTGTACCGCGGATTGCCCACGCACGCCTCCAATCGAACGCCTGTACGGATCGACAGACTGCGCTCGCCGGCGGGAAGAAGAGGAAAGAACCGCCGGCGAGGCGTCTGTCTGTGGTGGTTTCTCGGGTGCCGCATACGCCGGTTGCGCACGGTGCCGGCGGCGGCTGGCGGATGGTGCGGGATTCGAACCCGCGAAGCATGAGGTCGGTTGTCATGCCTGCCCGCCTAGCAAGCGGGTGCCTTCGACCGCTCGGCCAACCATCCAAGGGGATCGGATACGAAAAAAGCCCATCCCCGATGGGACAGGCTTTTCCGATACTCCGATTACACGCGACAGCGTAACACGAAACCGTCTCACGCTCAAACGTCGCCGACGTCGCGCTCGGCGCGATCCTGCGCGCAGGCCAACAGCTCCATGATGTTCCACTCCCAATAATGCCGGTCGATGCGCCGCGTGGACGGCATCTTGCCCCGGCTGCGCCAGTTCGCCAAGTCCTTGCCCGTCACGCTCACACCCGTGTTCTCCCGCACCCATCGGGCGGCGTCGGCCTGCGTGCGCGTGATGTGCATGAGCCCCGCGCTGCGCAGGTACTCCAACCGCACGCGCTTCAAGTCGAGCCATGCGCCGCATTCGGGGCACACCGTATACCGCGCGGAGCGGGCGGCGTAGATCGGCGTGCGTATCGGCTCGTCGTCGTCCCCCTTCGTGTTCAGGCAGTCGGGGCATACGCCGACAAGACGGCGCTCGCCGGCGTGCGTGGTGGCGGTTTCGACCTTTTCCGATAGGCGGATCAGGTCGGCGTATAGGTCGCCGGCCGTGTAGAGTCGTGCGAGGTCGGGCATGTGGTGCAGCAGCAGGCGGGTGATGTCGGCCCATTGCATGAGGGTGCGGGGCCGGTCGTATCGGTCGTGGCCGATCGGTTTGACGCCGAGCATGCCGCCGGTGAGTTGCAGGTGCGTTTCCACTGCGGAGTACAGGGCTTGGGCGGCTTCGTTGACCGGCGGGGCCGCGTATGCCCTGTTGCCGTGGCGTGGCGAGCGTTCGCGGGTGGTGGCTTGTTTGTAGGCGATCTGTTGGAGGGCTGGCATGCCGGCCTTCAGGAGCCATGCGAGGCGTTTCGCCCAGTCCTTGACGCATTCCTTGCACAGGTTCGCGTCGCCGGCCGCTTTGCCGCAGGCCGCGCATGTTCGTTGTTCCATCATCCCCGCCCTTTCGCTGGTGCTATACTCGCTTGTTGGGCAATGCGAGCCTCTGCCGAAAGGTGGGGGCTTTTACTTTCCCGAAGCCGTTCCCGACGTGGTGGATTGGCCGGGAACGGCTTGTTTTCAACGGTTTGCTGACTTTCCTTAACTTTCTCTTCTATTGTCGCCGATGCCGGCGGGTTTTTCCGGCGCGGGTGCCGGGTGGGCTTGCAGGATGATGGCCTTCACCTCGTCGATGGGGATGCGCAGGGATCGCGCGGTCTCTTCCGGCGGCACGCCCTTGCCGTGCCATTCCACGATGATCTTCCTGACGCCTTCGGTGACTCTCACGCCCGTGCCTCCTGCCGGTCGAGCTGTTCGCATGCGGAGTGCTTGGCGCACATTTGGGCGACGCGGCGCATGCACTTGCGGATCGCGCCGCCGTAGGAGAGGGCGACGACGGTGAACCGGCCGAAGCATTCCGGGTGCGTCACGTCACGGCCGGGCGTGGCGGTGCCTCGCATGATGGTGACGGGGCCTAGCTGCCAGGCGGTGATTTTGGCGTCGATGTTGTTCATAAGATTTCCTTTCTTGGGTCGTCATTTGACCCCGTATCGGCGGCCGCCCCAGATGCCCTGCAACTGGTAGCCGTTGATCCGGTTGTGCTCGTCGGCGAACCGGCGGCACTCGCCGATGACCGGGCATGACCGGCATATGGCGAGCGCGGCCGCCTGTTCGTATGGTTTGCCGCTGAACCAGAGTTCGGGGTCGTGGTCGCGGCATGCGGCCTGATGTCGCCAGTCCATGGGTTATCGGCCGTCCTTTCGGTAGGGGTTGGCGCGTTCCACGATGGCGAGTTCGTCGAAGTGGTTCATGGCGTCGAACACGGCCTGTTTGCCTTGTTCGTAGGCTTCGGCGAGTTCGTCGGACTGTTCGGCGTCCATGATCGAACCGGCCTGCGGCCTTTTGAAGCCCGCCGTCCTGAGCCTGCGTTCGATCTCGTAGAGGCCGATTGGTTCGCTGTCGCAGGTGAAGACGATGCTCAGGCGTTTCATGACAAGTCCTTTTGCAGCGCGCGACGGCCGGCCTCGGTGATGGCATAGCGTCCGTATCCGACGTCTTGCGTGTATCCGCGTTCCTCCAGGGATTGGAAGGTGCGTTTGTGGTTGCCGTCGGCGGGCTGCATGTCGCCGTGGTTGACGAGCTGGAGCAGCACACTCTTCTGCGCGTAGGTGAGTCGCCGGCCGCTCATTTGAGTTCTCCCGTCATGCCATCGAGCACCTGACAGGTGATCGCGTCGATACGCCCGCCGGTCTTCACCGTCAGGCACAGGCGTTTCACGTCGCCGGTACGCCGCACCTCCTGCGTGACGGTCTGCACATCCCGTTCGCCGAGCTGCGCCTGTTCGCCGAGCCCGTAACCGACGGCGAGCGCCGCGAAGGCGATCACCGCAGCGGGCGCGATCTTGATGGCGTATGGTCTGCCGTTCCTCATTGTTCCTTCTCCGTTCCGTTGATAAAACCCCATGCGCTCACCGCGACCTGTTTCCACCATTCGAGCTCACGGTCGGCGATGCGCTTGCCGCTCTCATACACGATCGGGCGCTCGCCGTTATGCTCCCAGAGGACGAGGGCGAGTCGTTCGATCTCGTCGGGAGTGAGGGGCGTGGCGCTTATGGCTTGCTCGATGCCGATGGCGAGCGCGAGCGCGTCGTCATGGCCTTGGGCGTATCCGATCACGTAGGCTTCGGCCGGACTGTCGTTGCCGAGTCCGGCGTCGGCGAGCGCGTTCAACGCCTGTTGCGTCAGGTCGATGCTCATGCGTCTTCCTTGGTTTGGTTGGTGATTTGGCTGAATTGTTCGAGGTGGGTTATCCAGCGCAGCAGGGCGAGGGTGGCGGTGTACCGGTACATGTCGTCCTGCGTGAGGCTGCGGTGCGCCGAGTAGATCGTGTTGCCGGTCTTGTCGGTTTCGATGTCGCCGAGTTTGATGGTGGTGCCGTCCGTCCGATCGCACATGATCCGAATGCGCGTCATATGCCCGCCTTTCTGTGTTTGCGTTCCGCCTTCCATTTCACGTGGTAGAACAGGAACGCTTTGAGCGTGCTCATAGGCTCCCAGAAGTCGCCGTCCGGTAGGTCGAGTTGCCACCATTGACCGCAGACCGGGCAACGCCATACCGGATCGGAACCCGTGGGCTTGCAATACTGACTACTCACTCCCCCGCCTCCAGTTCGCTGATGTCGGTCGGAATGCCGTATTGGTCGCAGTGGATGCGTGTGCTCATTGCTTGTCTCTTTCCCGTTTGATGAGTTCGTCGATGAGGACGAGGGCGAGGTCGGGGTAGCCTTGCTTGAGTTTTGCCCATGTTCTGGCTTCGACGCCGACGGTGTGGGCGACGAGTGCCGTGAGTATGTCGTACTGTTGGCGCGTCCACGCGATCTTTTCGCCGTAGTCGATGACTCGGCATAGGTACCATCGGGCTTTTTCGAGGTCTTCCAAGGGCCGGCCCTTGCTGTGGTAGCGCCACAGGTACTTGCAGCAGTTCCCAAGGCAGAAGGTGGTGTCGGCGGTCAGGTCGATGCATTCCATGCCGGGGTGTGAGTCGGTGTAATGCTTCGGGCTGTTGACGGGGTCGTTGATCCAGCTCATTGCCTGTCTCCTTGGGTGCCGGTTCGG